CAGTGAGCGTAGTAGATTGACCAATCCTTTTATCGAAAAATCTACAACCTGGATTGAGAATCGCTCCGTAGAGACTGTTAAGGTTAATTTTTTTGACAAGTTGTCGCTTGTCCCAGAATGCTTTGTCCTCATCGGTGGCGGCCTCTTTTTTCTTGGCTTGCAATTCTTTTCGTTCCGCATACCACCTTTCTAACAGTCCGGGTACAACTGCTTTTTGTTCATAACTAAAGATCGTTCCATTGGCACTTAGCATCCAGGGTTGATTGCTGTCAAAGATCATGCGCCAAACATCAGCAGCACTCATTACATCCGATCCACCTGCTTCCCAATCAACTGTGATTTCTGTGCCAATTTCGCCTGCCATTACAGCAGTGTATTCAAGACTGCCAAACATGTTTTCCCAGGCATCTGCAAAGCTTGAACCTGCACTCATTTTTTCTTGAATATACCTATCGGTCATTATGGGCCGGAGTTGACCAACGATTGACTCTTGTGCCATGTTAAGAGAGCGGATTGCTGACGGGTAGAGACTGTTGATGTCGATTGCGCCGATCCAGTCGTGCATGCCTTTCTTGGGGAAAGCAACATAGGCACCTGCTGCTTGTGTGTCTCCTTGGTCATCTCTTCCTTTCCTGTTAGGTACAACCATACCTCGTTGATGTGCTTCATTGATAATTGCTTGTTCGGTTACTGCTACAGCTCCCATTGTGGTTGGAAGCAATACTGTATTATCATGTGCCAGTTCATTGGCCAAATCCAAAAATCTTAATTTCTTGTCCAGCTTGGCCACAAGCATGGTATCTTGCCTGTTGTAATCAATAAATTTAGGAAAGTCTTTGTTATACAATTGATCCAGTGTGCCTTCGTACTGTGTCTTGCGTTCCTCCAGTTCATATTCACCAATGGCATCCAGACTATAACTGTGGCGTTCTTCGTATGTGTATTTGCGATACAGTTGCATATAGTCCATATGCACACGACCAATCAAGTCAAATGTGAGATTCTCTGCCCCAAAACGTTCAAATGTTCGTTGCTTGGGTAGTTGGCCCCACAGGCAGAATCTACGTGTGTCGTCTTTGTTCAGCACTCGAGTCACACGCATGACCATGTAGGGAATATCAAAGCCTTCTGAGTTCCATCCACTTAGTATGTCAGCGTCATCAATTATATCTAGAAAAGTATTGAGTAAGTCTTCTTCACGCTCAAACAAGAAACAGTTATCGTACTTGGTACAAATTTCTTCAGCCGTGGCCCACGAATAACTTTTAGGAGGGACAACAAGTGTTACAAGTCGATCCATCCAATCCAAGTAAACACTGATTGCAGTTATCGGATTAAACGGATCCTCGGGTTTACTGAAACCTCGTTCCGGGTCAAAATCAACCTCAATGTCGAAAAACGCAGTATGTAGCTTGGGAGATTGAGCCCCCAGATAGTTTTCTTCGAGACAACGGAAAACTGGATTAATATCAGATTCCCAAACACGCTTGTTGCTGTTAATACGTATCTCTTTCTGAAATTCCTTATTCGACCTGGTTGAAAACCTGCTAACAGAAGTACCGTAAACAGTACGAAACTTACCACGCGGATCGTCGAAGTAGAATATGTAGTTTGCCGGGTATTCTCTGTAAACCCGTTCACCTTTAACACGTTCCACAATGTGGATACGATCCTTGTTTCGGTCATATAGTGCGTCAACATAACTCATTCTATTGCATCCAAGTCAATGTGATTATAATAGTCAATTGCTTGTACATATTTTTTAACATCGTTCTCCAAAAAGTTTTTTACTATTTTTTGATATTCGTTATTGTATTTTAATTTTAAGCTATCGATTTTGTTATATAGACTCCTTTTATAAGTGTCTGCTACATTTTGTCTATCTAATCCGTTATAGTGTAAGTTTAATTTATTTTGTTTAAAGAACAAATTAGTTAGGTAATCACCATTGAAATGTCGCCAAGAATAGTCTAGCGGAATCCAATGTACTCGATCAACTAATGTTGGTATCATCATACTAATACTATAACAATGTTCGTCGAACACTCCACTAACTAACAACTTGTTAAATTCTAAATTATCAATCAAAGATAATAGATTTGAATTTAACAAGTATTGTACGATTCCGCGAGTATGCCTAAGGTTGGGATCTGTTATGTGCCCAAATAAGATAGTATCAGAGTTGATAGTTATATAATTTAAATCAACCTGCTCCCAACTATTATCTTTTAAAAATTTTTCATAAGTCATGCATCCGTTTTTGGCTACTTTGACATAGATAAAATTGTTATAAGCAAGACCAAACATTAAAGTGTTTTACCCATAGTAATTATATATTTTTTTTAAAATTTTTAAAACTATTTAGATACCTGATCTATAAAGTTTTTATAAATTGTGGGTGATCGTAATTTTATTAAATTGATTAAGTTATGATTTTGAATTTCTTTTAATTTTTGAACATCAAAATCAAAGTTAGAAATTTGTTGTGTTAATTTTAAAACTGCATCTGTTCTTTGTGAAATATCTGATATTAAATCATAAGACTCATCGAAGATTTCATTATAGGTTTTGAATCCTAGTTGACGTAAAAAATCTAAATATTTGTATGATCCCATTACAATAAAAGGATGTCCCAAAATTAAACACTTTAAAGTTTTTTCTGTAACGTGATATTCATCATGCTTAGCCACGGTTTCTACAATTAAACTAAATTTTGTAATATGAAACAATTTCATATTAACAAAATAACTCAAGTTATATGAGTGTCCTGTGTCGTTTATAACATTAAGATTGTAGAATTTTTTTTCAAAATCTTCTGTTTCTCCTGATCGATCATATTGAATATCTAGTTCTAGTAATTTCTCGTTGCCTAAATTTTTACCATAATAACTAGTTATAGTATTTGAAAGATCAAGTTCAATTAACTTATCAACAAAGTCATTTCTCCAGTCCTTGCTCATACCTATAAGGCATAAAAAATCGTATGTTGGTGAATAGTTGTCCAACATATCCAAATCTATTAAGTGAAAATATAAATCGTCTCTCGTTGTAAGCCGTCTTTGATAATCTATAATATCCCATGGTAGATAAAATAATTTGTATTTAAAATCAAATTGATATTGATTTATATCCCAACATGACTCAGATATAATTATATATTCTATCTTGTTATCTAGTTTACCTTCATCTACAAGGCGTATAAGTTGTAATAACGTTTCTACAACTAATATAGTTTGATTGGTAAAATTGATAATGTCTGTTTTTTTAATTTCAAAATAATCATATACTGCTATATCATAATCATTTGAAAAATCAAATTTTAAAGATTTTTGGCTATCAATTAATAATTTTGAAGTTTGATAATATTCAACTTGATCAATATAAGTTTTTAAAAAACTGACACCATAGGTATTTTTATTTGGACCAAAAACAACTTTATTTTTCAAAGCGTTTTGCCTACTGTTTGAAGAATAGTGTTTAGCTCTTCGTTGTCGGCGTTTTCTTCGCCCAGTTTTGATTTGAATGCAGTACGTATCGCTTTTTTAAGAATAGAAGGCTTGATTTCCATTTCTTCCGCTACTGCTTTAATGGTATCACTTAAACCCGCATTGAGATCTTCAACTTCTTGCATGATAGTCATGCCTTCGTTGATGATTTGTGTAAGTTTGGCTTTTTGTTCTGCAGAGAACATTCTTGAACTCATAACATCTCCTGGATAAAGTTTGAATATTATATACTAGTAATCTAAAAAATACAACAAAAATTTGCTCACTTTAACAAATGAATGGCGTTCAATTCGTACCGCAGCAGCCGCGGACACCGGTCCTAAGGGTGTTCTATTTAAATCCCAAACTATCATGCATGGTATTTCACCTAACATCTGCTATTTTCTTTTTGATAATTTCAATCACGTGATCATTAAGTACAACTTCATAATGATTACATTCTAGTTCGATTAATTCCATGATGTCCGCCCTATGACTTTGACTGGCAATAGTAACCACACCATCGTTGGGTGCTGATATCCAGGGCGCCGATCCGGTTGTAGTTACAATATTGGTCCATGGACGATGTAAATCAAATGCGTGTGCTTTTTTCATAGCCCACGAATTGGGGCCTATGTCTTTGAGTAATCTGCTATAGGGTAAAAAGTATTTGGCCACATCCGCCGATTCAGCGCCGCCATATGGCGTACTTAATGTTACCGCACCTAGTACTTGATCTGCGAATTCCTGTGCAAGGTGTAATGCGTATATACCACCCAGACTATGACAAATAAAAAACATGTCTTTTTGAGCACTCAGTAGCTCTTTCATGTTTTCTAAATTTTTCTCAAATCCATTTCTGCTGTCATAATTGATCAACAGCGTTTTGCCTTTGATTTGTCGTCTGATGTAGTTAAAACTTTCACTGGTGGCACTGGCACCGTGAATATAAACTAAAAGCATGATGTTTTATTTAAGCGTGGATCTCAGCATCCAATTATGTTTTGCATGAGCATCTTGTCTGCTGGCCAAGAAATCACTGAGGCCGTGTTTGCCTAGTTCTTCTGCAGCTCTAAAAACTATACGGAACATTTCTTCTAGTTTTTCACTGTCTTGCAATAACTCAACTAACATTGCTTCGGCCGGTAACACTTCAGTTTCATCTTCAATTTGACTTAGAATACTGAATCTTGAGAATGAACCCGGAGTGTATGTGCCAGTGGCACGGATTTCCTCGGCGAATTTGTCTATGCTGCTATACACTTCTTCGTAGATGTTGGCAAACAGTTCGTGATATTGTGGAAAGTTAGGACCTTCCACGTTCCAGTGAAAATAGTGAGCTTTTAGATAAAAAGCATATTCACTTGCAAATGCGATTTTGAGAGCTTTGTGTAATGATTCCATACTAGTATTTATCTGCCCTGCCCTCTATTGGGTTTGAAGCCGCGGCGATAGCTCTTGTTCATGGTGCTGGTTTTTGGTCTCAGTCCGCCAACGTGTGTGCGTTTGACCACATGATCGATTGCAGGTTTTCCTGTTGCACTTCCTTTTGCTTTTGCCATTTTGTTCTCCGGTCTAGATTAAATTGTTACTTAAAAACTTGACTTTTACCATAATCATCTTTATGGTTACTGGTCTTTTCATACATCACTGTATCTGTGTCTCCCAAGCGCCATTTGGGATTTTGTTCTACCACATATTTTCTAGTGCATACTCGAAAATCAGGAAACTTCATGTCTGTAGGATTACTGGCGGCATCAAAGAACAAACAACGATTGTTGGGCTGTGCCGCATACTGTCCATTATCCAGTTCTATAAAGTTAAAACTTTTGTGATCTTCTGGCCATTCACTGTAACCGGTGTCTATAATGTTATGATCGGGATGTGCGTTATCTACAGTAAACAGATAATTGCCCGAATACATTTGTTTGTCTTTGGCGTAAAACTTGCAGGATAGATTCTTTAAAAATGCCTTTTGAATTATGGCAATATCGTAATCAAAGCAGTCCCAGATCTGCAATGAGTCTAGAGGTAAAAAATTCTGTGTGTCAAGATTCTCTGTGCGTGATACAAACGCATGCAAAGGTAGTTTGTCATATAGTGCGCCATAGTTGGGTAGGTAAGCTTCTATTCTAAATGCCTGTCCTCTTATACTTTTTACAGTGATCCAGATGCAGGGTTCGTATTCTCCATGTCCCCGTTCGAAGTCATAAAGAAACTCTCGTCGAATGTAAGAATGTATTGGTGGTAAGTTAGCTACTAAAAAACTCATTGATTGAACTCATTTTTTTTGCAAAAGTCCTCTAAGACCTTGTATAAGTTGTCCAGTAGGTGTTTGTCCTTGCACATTTGCACTTGACGGATCAGTTTGTCCTCGAATTTGATTTATTAATTCTTGTTCTAAATCTCTTTCAGGATTCATTCTTCCTAGATTTCGAATAATTCCTAATACATTACGACCTACATTACCTTGTTGTTCTGGATCTGGTTGCAGCTCAGGAATGCCTTGTTCCTTCATGGAACGAGTTTTTGTGGCTACATTCCGGGCAGCTCCACGACGTTCAGGATTGGGATCTTCTCTACGCTTTTTAGCTGCTGAACTAGCACGACCTTTTTGGCCTAGGCTATGTGCTTTACTGGCCGGCAAGCATTTGGGTTTGCCTTCACTCGAATCCCTGCCACCGCACTCGCCACGAATTTTACCATCAGGTCCAAAACGTACCCACTTTTCTCTAAACCATTTTTTGAGATCTTCTTCCAGTTCCTGTTCGCTCATCTTAACGCAGTTAGGCACCATACGGTCGCCTTTCTTTTTCATACCCTGCTGTTGATAGCCTTTCCAGCAAGCTTCTAGTAGTTCGCGATATTTCATTTTTTGCTCTTGTTGCCCCAGTTCTTGGCACCTACTTTGCGGCAGCGTACTAATGCACCTGATGCATAGGCCGACGGCCATACTTTGTAACGACTTTTTACTTTGTGATAGCAGGCATCTTGTTTTTCTGCCAACATCTTGTCTTTGTATGCAGGACCACCGCACTCAGGACATAATGTTGCAGCTTCAGTTACTATGTCGTAACCAGCACGACTCATTTCTTCTAGATAACCCTCAATGTCTTCATTGGTCACTACCTTTGCAACGCCTACCATCTGGTCCTTGGGTTCAATTGGCTTTTTATTTTTTTCCTGTTCTTTACGCTTCATCATAGCGTTATAAGCTACCGAACCTTTACGAGGCTTTTTAGCACCGTAGCTGAATGGTCCTGCTTCCGCCACACCTTGCTCTTTAAGACCCTTAGATTTGGCTTCTCGATCTAAATCTAATCTACGCTGTTGTACTGCTTTCTGATCAACATTTGGGTCCAATGACAGATCATGAATCACTTTTCTTTTGGCATCATAATCGCCTTGAGGATCCTTTGGATTGAGAGCTGTCTCCGCCACACCTTGCTCGCCAATCTGTACTAACCATTCTAATTCATCGATTGCATCTTTCACATCAAAGAATTTAACATTGAGAATTTTATTGGCAGCGAACCATTTGTTTGCCAATTTAACCATCAATGCACGATGTTGAGGATCACGAACATCTGGCTCATATCCACCTGTTACGGCTGTCCACATGGCACTTGGATTACCATCTTCATCATAACCAAACAATTCACGCCATTTTTGTTGTAAATGGTTTGGCACATACTGATCTAACTCAGTGTCGCTCATCCACTCTTGTCCGATATCAACAGCTTCCGCCACCTGGTATTTCTTTTTAATCTCTGCTTGCTGTGCTAGTCGCTCTTGGTCATCCGCAATATCATATGAAGCTTTTAGTTCTCGGTAGTAGTCAGGATCTGGCAAACCCGACTTTTTTCTAAGCTCTTGATGACGACGATGTAATTTTTCACGAGCAGAAGTTTCTATCATTTTATATCCAGGACATTCATTTAAACCATGCATGGCACATGCACGACCTTCTTGGGTCAAATTACAACCTGGTTTTTCTTGTAAATTTAAAAATTCAGAAAGTAACATATTTTGTCTTATAATGATTGCGATCGTAATACTGATATCTGGGACATTAAATCTTCTATTTGATTCTGAAGACCAATTTTTTGAGCTTGGATGTCCTTGAGTGCTATGGCTTTTTCTACAGGATTAGCTCCTTGCGGAAAAGATTTGTTCAATTGAGATAGTTGTGCTCTCGTTCCGGTAACTTGAGCTACTAAGCCGGCGACTTGGTTCTTAATTTCTTGTTTTTGTGCGTTTTGTTGTGTTATTAACTGGGCTCGTTCTGCAGGATTAGTTGCTGTGTCATTACCTATTGCTGAGCCTGGTGCCCCATATTCCGCAAGATACTGCTCATATTCTTGGCGTAAATTTTCTTCTACGCTTTCGTCTGCCCCTCCGCCTACTAGACGTCCAGCAAAAGGATGGTTTTTCCCACCACCTTTTTTAGGCATCGGTTCTTTGCCACGCACTTGATCACCAGCCTTTTGTCCAACTGCCTGACCAGCAAATGACATCTTCTCTAGTAGGTAACGCATGTTATTCATTAGTAAATGCCTTTACCAACAGTAATTTTTTTAGGTTTGAAAGAATTACCAACTTTCTTTGGTACACCAGATGTCTTTTTGTTTGCAGGACCAGTCATTGATGTAGCTACTGCTCCGGCACTGCTTGCACCACCTGTGGCCATTTCTTTAAGCCTTGTATTTTTTCTTTCACTTAAATCTTTA